TGAATGCGCTCAGCGACGCCAGCAAGGAGCCTCAGGTCGATGGCAAGCCGACTCTCTGGGTGATCGACTCGGGCACGCGCCTCTGGGATCTCTTGTCCGATATGGCCCAGACAGAGGCCAACCGGCGCCGGCACGAGGCCGAGGCGAAGATCAACATGGATCTTTGGAACGTAGCGAAGTCGCGCTGGCAGCACGTTCTCGACACCCTGCGCTCGCACGCCGGCCCGTCCATCATCACGGCTCGCCTGGAGACCATCGTCGTAGTCGAGGACGGCCAGCCCGTCAAGGGTCGCGACAACAAGGTGCTCACCACGTCCAAGATCAAGGCCGAGAAGAATCTGTCCTACGACGTTGGGTTGATCATCGAGCAGCCGCGGCGCGGCGAGGCCTACCTAACTGGCTACCGATCCGTGAAGCTCGCCGGCCAGGAGGCCCGTATCCCGCTGCCGGACTTCACCTTCGACAAGCTCTGGCGCGACCTCGGGCTGGCCGGCAAGAACGCTACCGCGGTACGGCACTTCGCCGGCTCGGACGGGATCAAGTCGGTCGAGGCCGAGGATCAGATGATCCGCGATCGCACGCGGTTGATCGACAAGCTCCGCGGCCTGGTGGACGAGGACACGGCGCGAGCACTGGCCGCCAACTGGCAGAAGGAACACAGCGAGAAGATCGGGGAGACCACCGACATCGAGAGCCTGGCGGCCTTGGTCGCTACCTACGAAGCGATGAACGCGCCGGCCAAGCCGTTGATCACGGACGGCCAGTCCAAGAAGCTCCACGCCATGTTCACCGAGGCCGGGATGAAGACTCGCGATCACTACCTGGCATGGGCATCCACGACGCTCGGCCGCAACATCGAGACCACCAAGCTCCTGACCTCCGAGGAGGCCGGCTGGCTGATGGACAAGCTGACGCCGGCTGACCAGCCCTCACGGCTCGGGGTCGAGAAGTGAGCGACCGGCTGGCCGACATCTACATGGCGATACGTGTTCTGGAGCACGCCGTCAAGGAGGCCGGCAAGGATCTCTCTGCCGAGCTAGACGAGTTGCGGGAGGAGCTTGGCCTGGACAAGGCCAACTTCCGCACTCCCTACGGCCTGCTGGTCGGGACCACTGTCGAGGCCACGATCGAGTACCACGAGGACGACCGGATGGTGGCCTACGCGCGGGAGCACTACCCGCACGAGGTCATCGAGGCCTGGGAGGAGGAGGTTCCCGCGTACGTGATCGAGCACCCGGCCTCGGTGCGCGAGACTCTGGCGAAGACTCTCGACGGCCGCGTGATCGTGATCGACGGCCGCGTGATCGACAAGGAGACCGGCGAGGAGCTTTCCTTTGCTCGCTACGTGCCTGCGAAGAAGGGCTGGTCCGCTCGGATCACCAACGACGCCAAGAAGGCCGTCACGGCTGGCCTCAAGGCTCAGATGAGCGAGGCCATCTCGCTAGTGACGAAGGAGATCGAGTCATGATCGTGCCAGGGATGCAAGGCCGTCGCGTCGGCGTGGTGCGCGACTTCTCTAGCTATCTAGGCGAGGTCGAAGACGGCGACTTGAGCGAGGCCAACGTGGTCACGTCCGAGCTACTTGGGACAAGCGACCCGAGTAGCCCCGACCTCGGTGGCGACACGCTCCATGCGCCAGTGATCGACTTGGATGTCCCGGTGGCCTACGTGCCTAGCTCCACGCCAGGCCACGGTCATCTCTACGTGGATGTCGCGATGACGGCTCCCCAGATGTGGCACTTGCTCCAAGCGATGGTCGATGTCGGCTTGGTCGAGGAAGGCTTTCTCAACGCCAGCAAGGCGCGCGGTTACACGTCCGTCCGTCTGCCCTGGATCACCAAGGAGGCCCAGCCGGACAGTGACGCCGAGGAGCAGGCAGCCAACGCAGCCGAGCTTGTCACGCTAGGCGAACTCAGGGAGATTTTCTAATGATCCGCGTCTCGATGCCGGCTGAGACTCTGGCGCTGATCATCGGCGGCTCGCTCGTGGTTGGCATCCTGGCCGGCCTGTTGATCGGCTGGATCGCCTGGAGGCGAGGCCGATGACTGACGGCCCGACCGACGAGACCCGCGAGTTGATCTTGCACAGGTCCAAGGGATGGTGCGAGCTATGCCGCGTCCAGCCGGCCGTGGACGCGCACCATCGCCGGCGAAAGGGCAAGGGAGGATCGAACGCGTTGCCCTGGATGCATCTGGCCGACAACCTCGTGATGCTCTGCCGGTACTGCCACCAAGCGATTCACTCGATGCCGACAGAAGCGCGCCGGCTCGGATTCCAGATCCGCGTAGGCGTAGCTGATCAACTCGCCGGCGAGGTCTGGCGCATCCCGATTCTTGATCAACGGCAGCACCGCTGGATTCTCACCCGCATCGGGGAGAAACGGCCCTACACGCTGGACGACTGGTCCGAGTTCATCGAGGCCAACTACTAAGGAAGGATGATCATGGCGAGAACCGTATGGAAATACGTCATCGACCCAAAGCCCGAGAACGTCGCGCCTGGCGTGCCGCTGGACATGCCGGTCGGCGCTAAGCCTCTGGCGGTCCACGAGCAACACGGCAAGATCGCGCTGTGGTGGGAGGTTGATTCCGAGCAGCCCTACGAGCGTAGGACGTTCGACATGTATGGCACCGGGCATCCCATCGAATACCCCGGCGACTACATCGGCACAGCCAGCTTCCAGAGCGGCTGGCTGATGATCCACATCTACGAAAGGCAAGAGAAGTGAGCAACGAACCGATCATGACCGTGGTGGGCAACCTGACGGCCGACCCTGAATTGCGCTTCACGCCGAGCGGATCGCCGGTAGTGAACTTCACCGTGGCAAGCACTCCACGCAAGAAGCAAGGCGAGGAGTGGGTCGATGGAGAGCCCTTGTTTCTTAGGTGCACAGCGTGGCGCGATATGGCAGAGAACATCGCGGAGTCGTTTGAGAAGGGCCAGCGTGTCATCGTGCACGGCCGCTTCACGGTGCAGACCTACGAGGCTAGGGATGGCGGTCAGCGGTCGAGTAATTGCCTGGACGTGGATGAGATCGGCCACTCGGTACGGTTCGGGTCGTCTCGCTTCACCCGCGGCGCGCGCAACCCACAGAGCAGCGCTGGAGGCGAGAGCCGGCGCGAGAGTAGCCGTCAGGCCGTGAGCGACGATCCGTGGGCCAGCAGCGCGCCGTACGAGGAACCACCCTTCTGATGATCAACTTCACGGTGCCTGGCCTCCCACAGCCGCAAGGTTCAAAGAGGCCAGGCAAGAACCGCAAGACCGGCAAGTTGATCATGATCGAGGACAACGACAACTTGAAGCCCTGGCGCGCGCTCGCGATCTTCGCGGCGCGTGAGGCGATGGGCCAATTCCTCGGTTGGAAGCCGATCGATGAGGCCGTGGAGGTTACGGCCTGGTGCTACTTCCCTAGGCCGAAAGGGCACTTCGGCACCGGCCGGAACGCCGGCGTGGTCAAGGCGAGCGCGCCCAAGTGGCCGAGCGTCAAGCCAGACGGCGACAAGCTCGGCCGCGCGATCGGGGATGTCCTGACGCAAGCCGGCGTGCTCCGCGATGACAGCAGGATCGTGGACTGGCACCTCTTCAAGCGGTACGGGACGGCCCCTCGGGTCGAGGTCTACGTGAGGCCGATGGAGCCGACGTTGTAGCTGGAAAGGCAGAAGGCCGGCCGGCCGGGATCGCGACTCGCGGGATGACTAGGTGATTCACGTCACGCCTGGACGAGCGGTCCCGGCCTGGAGATAATCGAACCCTCCGCGGTTGACGAGACCGGGAGGGTTCTCACCACTCGTCGCTAAGTCCTCTGTGAACGGCTGGCGACACGACGAAAGGCTGGTCCTATTGTGGCACATCCGCCCACATCCGTGTCAGACAAAGAAGTTCGGGCGTGTCAGCGCTGCGACTCCACGGCTGATCATCTTCCCTGCTGCTCCTCGCACGAGCGCCAGTTGTGCTGCTCGTGCTACCGGCGTACGCACTTCGTTGAGGTCCGTCCGTGTTGCTCGCTCGATGCCGAGAGGCTGGCCGCGGCATGATCCGGCGCGCGCGGCTCAAGTTTGAGCGTGACTACGTACAGATCCCCAACCACTGGATGCGTGATGGCCGGCTGAGCCATCGGGCACGCGGCCTGCTGGCCGAGATCATGACGCACTCGCCTGACTGGGTGATCACCCTGGAGGCCTTGATCGAGAACGGCACCGAGGGACGCGATGCGGTCAAGGTCGCGCTCCGAGAGCTAGTTGATCATGGCTACCTGGCGCTGGAGCGCGAGCGGATCGACGGGAAGCTCCGCGGCTCGCACTACGTCCTGACCGATCCCGATGAGCCTTCTGAGGAACGGATTTTCAGTCGCCCAGAAAACAGACCGACTGAAAATCCACCATCTAAGAAGACTAATTCTTTAGAAGACCAAGAAACTCTCTTGTCCAGCCCTACGGGCCAGACGAGCGAGGAGGAGCTTCGCCCCGATGTCGAGGCCGTCTGTGCTCACCTCGCGGATCGGATCGCCGGCAACGGGTCCAAGCGGCCGACGATCACCAAGGAATGGCGGAGACAGGCCAGGCTCATGATCGACACGGACGGCCGCGAGGTGGCCGCGGTCCACCGCTGCATCGATTGGTGCCAGGACGATCCCTTCTGGTCGGCCAACATCCTGTCGATGCCCAAGCTCCGCAAGCAGTACGACCACCTACGGCTCAAGGCCATCGCTGAGGCCGAGAAGGTCAAGCAACTTCGGCCTGTCCAGGCAGTACCGGCCTACGACGTGCACCGCGAGGCTCCTCGACGGGAGGAGTTGTCATGGTGATCGAGCTACATCCCGGCGATTACAGCGAGTACGTCGCGCCGGCCTCGGACGTGAGCTACGAGGCCGCGTTGCTCGGGTCGCTACTGGCCGGCCAGCAGCACCACGCGATCTCGCGCATCCAACGGGAGATCGATCTGGAGGACTTCGCTGATCCTCGCCACGCGATCATCTTCCACGCCGCGGCCGAGGTCGACCAAGACGGCCAGAAGGTCTCCCCGCTAGCGGTCTACGCCAAGCTCGGCGCCGAGGCCGACAGGATCGGCGGAGCGCCCTACCTGCACAAGCTGATGGCCGAGTGGCTACCGAGCGACGACCCGCTGTTCCTGGCCGGCCAGATGCGGGAGCTACGCATCCGTAGGGACGTAGGCGACTTCGGCCGAAAGCTCCGCCAGGTCGAGACCGATCTTGATCTTGACCCGACGCGCCAGGTCGATCTCGTGCGCCAGTGGAGCGAGGAGATCACCACCACGCGCAAGCCGGCGATCACCGCGGTTGATCATGGCCTGGAGCAACTGATGGACATCGCGCAGTACGGCGAGAAGGCCGCGAGCGCGACGCCCTGGAAGGACCTGAACGACATCATCGGCGGTTGGTATCCCGGCGCGCTGATCGCGATCGGTGCGCGCCCTGGCGTCGGCAAGTCGATCATGGCCGAGAACGCCGCGACCAACCTGGCTCTCCGCGGCCGGCGCGTTCTCTTCTGCTCACTGGAGATGCGCCAGGTCGAGATCCTGCAACGGACGATGGCCTGGACGGCCAAGGTTCAACTGACCAGCCTTCGCCGCGGCGGAGGGTGGCTCACCGAGCAGGATTGGGCCGAGATCCACAAGGCGTATCCGCTGATCCAGTCGCTACCGATCGATTACGTGGACGACAAGCGCCAGACGCTGGACTCGATCCGCGCCGCGGCCGTTGAGTCATCCCGGCTCGCTCGGCAGAACGGCCAGACGCTCGGCGGCATCGTGATCGATTACCTCCAATTGATCACCACCCAGACGCGCGGCCGAGATCGGACCCGACAGCAGGAGGTTGGTGAGTTGTCGCGCGGCCTCAAGATCATGGCCGGCGAGTTCGACTGCCCGGTGATCATTTGCTCGCAATTGAACCGCGGACCCGAGACGCGCGCGGGAGGCCTACCGCTAATGTCGGACTTCCGCGAGGCCGGCGACATCGAGCAGGACTGCGACGTAGCTCTCCTGCTTCACCAGCAGATGGAGGAGGATCACCGCGGTCGGCTGGTCGAGACCGACCAGCTAGACGCGATCGTGGCGAAGCAGCGGAACGGACCGACTGGCGTGGTCACGCTCCAGAAGGTCGGGCACTACGCTCGCCTGGCCGACTACTGAGACCGGAGGCCGGCCGGACCCGTCCTACCCGAGCATGGAGCGGCCGGCCTCCCCAGTAGCAACTCTCAACCTGTGGTTGAGACTTTGGCGAAATTTCGGATGAGATCGAGCGAAAGCTTTGACGCAGGCCAGCGTGTAGCGCAAAGCTTTCTTCCATGACCACCACAGTCACGAAGACCACCACCAAGACCACCACCAAGAGCAGCACCACCGCTCGCGGCTATGGCTGGGAGCACCAGAAGGCTCGCAAGGCCGCTCTGGTCTGGGCGGTCGGCTCGGACTGCACCCGCTGTGGCGAGAAGATCGAGTCCACCAAGGGCATCCACTACGACCACAACGACGATCGCACCGGCTACCTCGGCTGGGCGCACGCGTACTGCAACTGCAAGGCCGGCTCGGACAAGGCGCACCGCATCCGCCGCACGACGGTCACCAAGACCACCACCACCACCACGATCACCACCACGATCACTGAGGAGATCTGATCATGCGCGCCATCCCGCTCGTCCTGTCCATCGACTGCCTGGCCTCCGCCACGTACCTCGTGGCAGCCGGCTTCGACCCGGCCGTCGCGACCTACCTCGTCCTGCACACCACCAACACACTCACCACCACCGAGGAGATCTGATCATGGCTACACGCACCACTCGCTACCTCTGGCGATCCGATGGCGAGCCGGCCGGCCACATGAGCTACTGCGCTTACCCCGACCACGGCCTCAACTACTGGTGCTCCGCCGCGGACGAGGGCCAAGGCGACTACAGCGAGGCCTGGGAGCAGGACCACGCCGAGATCGAGCCCGATCCGGCCTGGCAGGAGATCGGTTACGCCGGTCGCGATGCCTTCACGTACGCGCGGCCGGCGCACCGGTCCATCCCTGACGATGGCGTAGGCCACGCTGAGGACGAGCTAGGCCACCACGACCCCGACTGCGGATGCCGTGAGCAAGTCGCGCGGACGATGGCCGGCTGGATGGCTCGCCGGCCGTAGGAACTCTCAACCCGAGGTTGAGACTTGGGCCAGTTTCGGAAGATTTCTGGCCCAAGTCTTTGACCGCCGAACTACAGCGAGGACAAGATAGACCCATGACCACCACAGAGACCACCCAGACCACCACCACCGAGATCGTGCCGGCCGTGTCCGTCGATCGCCTGGAGAACGGCCGTTTCGTGGCCGTCGTCCTGACCGGCGCTCTCATCGGCAAGCGCTACGTGGCCGACACCCTGGCCGAGGCCTACGAGACGGCCGCGGACGCGATGGAGACGGCCGAGAAGACCGCCAAGCTCTACAAGCGGATCGAGTCACTGGTCCGCTCGCTCAACGAGGCCATGAAGCTGGACCCGACCGACTACACCAACCGCGTGAGCTACGGCTACATCGGCAACGTCGGTCCTGGCTTCGATGACCGCTACTGGATGGTCTTCCTCCCGCATCCCGGCCGCGCCGGCCACAGCGCGGACCACATGGGAGGCCACGCCACCAACGATCACGCTGGCATGCTGGCGCTGATCAACCAGCTGTCGGGCGCGATCACGATGGCGCGCACCCTCTACCGCTGAGACCACCGAGCGGCCGGCCACCATCCCGGCCGGCCGCTCGGCCCCCACCACACACAGGAAGATGATCATGGAACTCACCACCGTCACCAACACCCACAAGCTGGCTTTCGCGCGCCGCATCGTCACCAAGTACCTGGCCTACGTCCAAGCCGACCTCACCAGCGGAGGCCGGCCCACCGTGAACCGCAAGGTCGCTCGTGCTCGCTTCCTCGGCCTCTGCGACGCCGCGGACGCGCTCGGCCTGGCGATGACGCCGGACCACTTGCATACCGTCGTG